TTCTTAGGTGATGGTGTACGTTTCCTTTCAGGTGACTACTCAGCTGCGACCGATAACATGTATCGTTTTGTTTCAAAATCAATATGTCAGGTAGTATCAGAGGTATGTGAACTTGATGAAGATCTCTCTAAACTCTTCCTAAGAGCACTTATAGATCATACTTATGAATTGGACGGTGAATTGCTCAAGCAAAGAACTGGACAGCTCATGGGCTCCGTTGTCTCATTCCCTGTTCTCTGTATAGCTAATTACTGTGTGATAAAAATCACACAAGAGCTATCCGGAAATCGGGGAATGCCATTTTTTATAAATGGAGATGACAATGTTTCAGCTTATAGAGAAAATTCTATGTACAACACAGTATGGTCGAAAGTGGCATCTGCCTTTGGTTTCTTTGAGAGTGTCGGTAAAACGTACGACAGCCAACTCTTTCTCTGTATCAATTCAAGGTTTTACGTAAAAACAGAAGAAGGCGACTTTACCAGTGTCCCCTACGTAAATTTTAACTGTTTATGCCCCTGGAATGAAATTCCAGTGGACGTAATCTCTGCAAAATATGCAGAACTAGTTAAAAATGGTAGGGAGCTTGGTAATGCTTTCATTTATTTTCACGGGAAACAACTATTCTCTTTCCGGGGATCTATTCGCCTACCTCCCTATCTGGGAGGCATGGGTATAGGCCCTGTCGAAGAATATCGATACAGTGATTATTGTATAGCATCGTATGTAAAACAGCAACTGAACAAGGGAATGTCACTTTCTCCTCCAATGGAGAAGAAAGTAGAGACATACCAACCAGTTCAGGACTATCTTAAGAAATCTCATGTACCAACTTTCTACGGCTCCTCCTTCTCTGGGCAAATGCCAATGTCACATCTTATCCTAGATGCCTTCTATAAAGAGGGTGTTAAAGAAATAGATTTAGACTTTGGTAACGCAAAAAGAGTGTGGTGGAATCGTGTCCAGAAGATACATAAAATAGGCAAAAGGGTAGGAGTTTACTTCAAAGATCCTTTTATAGATAAATTGACGTTGAAAAAAACATATGGTATCATTTCGAAACCTTTTGTCGAAGGTCCCTTCAAGAATGTTCTGATTTAGAAAGAGCCCCTGTCATCAACATGTGATGTTAACCCCATAAGGGGAGGCAAAATCTCTACTAATCCGTTCATAATTCGAAGGGGC